CAGCTGAACAAGCTGGTTCTATTGCTGAGATAGTTAATATGCAACAGTTGCTAGATTTGATAGATAGAGAAATGGGAATGCAAATGTTAGTACCACCACAAGCTGAAGGTATATTCTCTCCAAGTTCTAATGTATCAGATAATCAACAAGCTATAGCACAATCTTACACTATGGCTGAAGAATACTTTAGACTACATCAATTAGTAATAAAAGAAACAGTAAACGAATATGTTACACAGTTTACTAATTACTATAGAAGATTCTTTGAAAACAATCCTGAAAAGACTGAAACATTCCTAAACTATGTTACTAGCGATGGAACAAAAAAGACTATAAGAATTAAACCAGAGTTATTAAATCATGAAGATTTAGGAATATTTATTCATGATGGTGACTATAATGAAAGATATCGTCAAATGATGACACAGATGATACAACCATTAGCACAAAACGCTGGAGAAGGAGCTGAAAGAATATCAGAATTAGTTATGGCTATGACTAGAGGTGATAGTCCAGAAAAAGTACATAAGATGATTGCTACAGCAGCTAGAGAACAAGAACAAAGAATGCAGCAGCAACAACAGATACAACAACAGATGCAAGAGCAACAACTACAAGCTCAAGCACAAATGAAACAACAAGAGCATAATAATAAGATGGAACAAATCACTTTAACTAAACAAATGGATGCTGAAATAAAAGCTATGGATGTTTATAAGTTTACTGATGATTTGAATGCTGATAAAGATGGAGTTCCAGACCATATTGAAGCATATAAAGCTATGAGAAGTTTAAGTCAAAAAGATAGAGAGTTAGATATTAAAGAGAAAGATATTGCTACTAAAGAAAGAATAGCAAGAATTTCCAAAAAAGAGAATACTAAGTCAACTAAATAAAATTAATTGAATAACATAAAATATATTTGCTTATGGAAATAGGAGATGATTTTCTACCAGAGTTAGATTTCGACTTTGAAGAACAAGAGGATGAAGTTATTGACGATAAACCAATCAATGATGATATTCCTGAACAAGAAGATGAGGATGAAATTCCTGATGATAGTTCTGAAGATGAACCATCAGATATAGTTGATACGGATGATAATGCTGTTGCAGCTTATAATTATTACAAGGATAATAATTTTATTACCATTGACCATGAGTTTGATGGTACGTTTGATTCATTGAAAGAAGCTTTGGACAAACAAGCACAAGTATCACTAGTAAGTGCTATACAAAACTTTCCATCTTTTTTACAACCTATTATTGAATATGCTACACTTAAGGATGATGTAACTCCTGAAGAAGTAGCTAACTTTTTGATGCAATATCAACCCCCTTCATTTTCTGAACAAGATTTACAGAATGATAATGATTTAGCTGAAAGTTATTTAGTTAATGCACTAAAAGCTGAAGGTCTTGAAGATGATGAAATAGAAGATAGAATTGATTATCTAAAAGATAGAAATCAATTAACAAAAGAATCAGTAAGACAGTTTAAAAAAGATGAGCAAGTTAGACAACAAGAAATGAATAGTCAACTTGAACAAATCAGACAGCAAGAAGAACTGGAACAACAACAACAAGAAGTATTTGTACAAAACTTTGGACAAGTATTGAATAGTACTAATTGGAGAAATGACCATAAACAACTAATAGCTCATGAATTTACAAGTGGTAATTTTAAGACTAGAATGGAACACTTGTTTGAGAATCCTAAAGCATTAGTAAAGTTAGTAGATTTTTTAGCTAACTATGATGGTGAAGATATAAATTTAGATAGTTATAAGAAATCAGCATTTAGTCCTTCAGTAAAAGGAGTTAAAGATACAGTAGAAAAATATTGGTCTAACTCATCATTAGCTAATAACAAATCATCGAGAGGTGGAAATCCTAAAGTAGATTTATCAGAATTAGAACTTATATAAAATAATAATAAAATGGAAAGAAAAACCGCTCTTAAAGTAACAGAATACAAAGGATTCGGTGGTAATTTCTTTGATAGTGTATCTCATAGTGCATTATTTAGAGATGACCAACCTTATGACTTTGGTGTTATGACTGCTCGTTTGTTCTCTAGTTCAACCAATTTAGGTTTGACTAACAAACGCTGGAATTATTTAACTATGGCTCAAGGTAATTATTGTGTAATTCCTGGTGGTCGTAATGAGTACGCTTGGTCTGTCATTGGTGATGCTGATGTAGATTTTCGTGTTACTGAATTGTTAGTTTCAGAATCTGCAACACCTGGTAAAGGTAATACTACTTTTGCTATTGCTTTAGACCGTAATTGGTTGAAAGCTCCAGTAGTATTAAAGACTGCATCTGATAATGCTCCATTGTTGGAGATTATATCTGGACCAGAACCACTAGGTACACACTCATTCCGTTACGAAGTTAAAATTCAAGATGGTAATCCTAATAGCTGGATTCCTGTAGAATGGTTAAAACCTGGACAAGTAATTACTCGTGTATCTACTCGTGTAACTAATGAAGAAAATACTAAATATGGTACTGACCAATACTCAAGTCAAATGAAACTTCGTGGTGTTGTAGGTCAATATGCTAATGAAGTATCTTTTACTGATAGGTTTATTCGTATGGAATTAGCTGCTAGTAAATCTGGTAAGTCTAATACTGGTACTTATGATGACCATGATGGTAAGAAATACAGAGATGCTTTCTCTCGTGGACATATCTATCAAGCTAGTTTGAAGAATAAAAATACTAATGAGATTATTCAAAAAGGTATGTTTATTACTAAAGCTGAAGAAAGGTTGTTAGAGCGTACTGAAATGGATAGAGAAATGATGTGTGAATTTGGTAGATTACAAATTGACACAGACCAAGATTCTAAGAGAGTAAAGAAAACAGCACCAGGTTGGAGACAGTTAGTTCGTGATGGACAATATATGCCACATGGAGGTAACTTTACACTAAATAACTTGTATGATTTCTTACATCAAGTATTATATCGTAGGAGAGGATTTATGAATCGTAAGCCTATGTTAGTTGGTGGTACTGGAGCTATTAGTTACTTGTCAACACTTATTGCACAACAAGCATCTGTATTCCAGACACTAGAGCCAGGTTTTGCTTTAAGAGATAATGCTGAACCTACTGGAGTACATAAGTATGAGAAAGAATGGGGTTTTCAATTTACTCGTATTAAGTTACCAATGGGTATTGATGTAACTATTATGTATGACCCATCTAAAGATGATGATACATTATACAAAGAGAAAGCACCAGGTTCTTATTTACCACTAGAATCATTCCAAATTGATATCTTAGAGTTTGGACAAACTGAAAATGCTGCTGAAAACTCTAATGGCAATAACATTTGTATGGTTATGGAAGATAATATTGACTATTATTTCTCTGTTGCTAATGCTATTGATTTCAAGAATGGTATTGTTAAAGATGGTTCTAATGCTTATAAGTTTGGTAAAACATTAAGTATTTACAGAGAAATGAGTGGTTCATTAAATATTTGGGATACCAGTGCAGTAGGTCGTATTGAGTGGGTTCCTGGTTATGTATCGTAAATAAATAAAATAAATTATTAAAGCCTATGATTAAAGGACAAAAAGTTTACGTGGTTCATGTACCACGTACATCAGCACAAGGAAGACATACTTACGAGTATAAACGTGATGATGGAACTACTATTTCGATGGGAAGAACAAGGTCTAAAGGAATATCTATACCGTTTAGTTTTGTTAGAAATGGAAACCAGTTGGTAACAGGATTAGATGAATTGATTGACAATCCATACTATGAATTATCAAAAGAACAAGTTAATTTTGGTAGCAACTGGTTTTCTAATTTTGATACAGTAACTAGTCAGAAACAGATAACACTACAGATGTTGTATGAAATTATGGATGATATGGCTGTAGGAACTTATACTTCTACAACTAATACACCTGTAATGAGCCAGATTATGAATGATGTAAAGATTGCTGATAGACTTAATAATCAATCAGAATTAGAGCAATTCAAAATATGGTTACAAGAAGGAACTAACGTGTTTTCTTCTGATACTTCAAGAGGTAGATTAGCAATACAACTTCTTAAAAATCATCCAAAGATAGCTTTAGATAAGAATCAAGTAAATGAGAACATTCACGAGTTCTATATTGCTGAAGAAGAAGAAGCTATTAAGGAAGCTAATAAGAAGATTGATATTGTAATGGATGGACTTACAAAGTTAGGATTATTGTTTGCTAACTATGATATGTTTACTAGATACCAACTATCGGTTATTTTGGATTTAATTACTGGAGAAGCATCTGATTCACTGGTAGAAATGTCATTAAAAAATCATATTTGGGAACAACGTAAAGTATCTAAAGGAACTCAAGATGAACGAATCATGCAGTTCTTAGAACAATACGATTTACTATTGAAAGATAAGGATAAAGTTTACATTCGTTATATGATACAACAAGCTATCAATACTGGAATCTTCTATATTACTGGTGGTAAACATTTCTGGAGAAGTCAGAAAGGAATTGAAAACTTGTATAACTTAGGAGCTTCTAAAACAAAGATAGAGAATATGTTGTATCAAGAAATGGAAGCCTATGACCCTGATTTAACTGATGATAATGTATATCATAAACTATTAAGTGAATTAAAGCAAAAAGGAATTAAATGCCGATAAATATAGATTTTCTACATTTCAAACTAGAGCAAGGATATAATAAGTTATCCAATAATCACCAAAAGTATCTTACTGATGTTGAAAAGGATGAAGTATTAAATACTGCTATATTTGAATACTTAGAAATATTTATACATGGTAGAAATCCTAAAAACTTTAATATAGGTTTTGAAGTTACTCAACAAAGAATTGATATGTTACACACGTTAGTTGTATCATATCCAGAATTTCCTAAACAAGAGTTAACACCACTAGAAGATAAGATATTCTATTATGAATTTCCTAAAGATTATAGGTCTTATCGTAGTGCTAGAGTTTTTGAAGTTGGATGTGATATAGCTTACGATGTGAATATAGAACAACATGGAGATTTAGCAACTACAAGACGTTCATTTCATAGAAAGACATCTAAAAGATTTCAATACATTATAGGAACAATTAGGAATAATAGATTGTATTTATATCCTGAAGATGAGTTAAATCCTAGTAAGTTAGAATTAACTTATATAAGAAAACCAGCTAAAGTATGTAAAGGAACATATCCAAGTCTTGAAAATAGAAATGTAGCTAATCCTCCATTACAATTAAAACAAGACTGTGACCTTCCTGAAGAATATGTAGATATAATAGTTAGTATTGCTGTACAAGAATTAGCAAGAAGATTTAGTGATGGCAATACTAAAAACATTCAAACCGATAAACTCATAAATTTAACATAATATGAAAAGAACTCACAAGCCGTATCAAGAATATTTTCTTGTGGCAAAAAACAGTACTACTCTGGCTACAGATGGTTCTGCATTATTTACAGATAATGCAATCAATCTTACAGATGGTCAATTAGGTATTTTAGATGTTTCTGATAACACTTTTGTTACAGGTTCAAATACTATATCTCAAGTTCCTGCAATTAAATTACTTGCTGGTACTCCAACATCTGCTGATTTTAGTAAGAACTATGGATGGCATATTGGAGAAGTTAAACCGTTTTTGGAAACTCCAACTATTGATGCTAGTCATACAGTACAATCATTTACTGCAAGTTTAACTCCAGTACAATCTAATTCTGCTGTTTACATTGATGGGGTATCAGTACCTGTAGCTTCTGTTGCAGCAACAAGTTCAGTAGCAGCATCAGTAAAAACTTATGGTGTTAATATTTTATTCCGTTCTGTTCGTAAGGATAGAGATTATGGTAATAATATTGATAAGTTGATTGCTAGTTATGACACTCCTACTACATTAGTTGGTTCTAATGATGCTGAAAAGAAATCTTATGTATTAGCTAAATTAATTGGTAGAATTAATGCTCAATCTAAGTTGAATACACTTCAACCACAATGGGCTAACATTGCTGCTAAGAAACATGTTATTGCATTAGGTATTAACTTAGATGGAACTGGAACTGGAACTGCTATTGCAGGAATTGCAGTTGGTGATTCTATTAACGTAATGAATAGTACTAATGGTACTTTGTCTATTAAAGCAACTGCTGGAATGGTACAAACATTACACAATTTTATTCAAAAGAAATTAGTTGTTACTGGTACTGCTGCTTATCCATTAGCTGAAATTATTAATGTTAATGTAGATACTGTAAATGGTGGAGATATTGATGGTATTTTACTTGTAGCTTTAGACCATGATACAGCTGTAGCTTATGATGATATCTATGCAATCAAACCTACTATTGATGTTACTGTTGGTGGATTTACAAGTTATAGTGTAACTAATGTATCTCCAGCTATTGAACCAGGTGGTAGCGGTAGATTATTTAAGATTGCATTTGATGAAAGAGCTTATGCACAATATGGTAATCATCAACTAACAGGATTTGCTGATGAGTTAATTAAAACTCCATCTTACATTGATGAAACTAAGAGTTATATTGCATACATTCTTGATTTGTATAATAAAGATGAGAAGTATGATGATTCAATTCACCACCAAACTCGTATTTGGATTCTTACTGAAGCTACATTTAATACTCCAAAAGCTGATGCTGGTATTGTTGTTACTCCTGGTAATGCTACATTAATTACTGCATTAAATACTTTTTTTGGTGGATGGTTGCCTACACTAACTCCAGGTTATAAAGTTTATGATAATCAAGGTGGTACTGCAAGTTCAACTAATCCTTTTGTATTAGAACTTAAACCTAGTATTACTAATGTAAATACAACTAATAGTGTTGTAGGAGCTGCTACTACACAAACTGTTAATGGTGTAAATCTTACAGGACTAGTTGCTGCTGATGTATCTTACATTTCAACTACTGGAGTAGTAACTCCTGTTGTTACAATGAGTACTCCTAGTGCAACAAGTTTTACACATACTGTACCAATAGCTACTGCTGATGCTGGTGAATATTTTATGAGAATTATATTTAACGGTTATACTACTTTCAAAAAAGTTACAGTAACTGCATCGTAATCAATGAATAAATAGATAGCTGGTAGTATTAAGTTACTACCAGCTTTTTTAAAATAATAAAGAATGAAAAGAATATTATTATTATCATTACTATTATTACCAATAGTAGCTTTAGCACAATATCCTACTTTTAGTAATAAACAAAAACTAGGAGTACAAACTACTGGTGATGGTTTAATATTTAGAGGTAATTTAGAAGTACCTAACTATCAACCAAATAATGTTAATAATGCTTATTTTTATTTAGATACAGTAAGAAATACATTAAAATTTTATAAAGATGGATGGATTCAAATATATCCTACAGCATCTGATACATTATCATTAGGTGCTTATTTACTCAAGAGTGACACTTTAGCAATGTTACTTCCCTATTTAAGAAAATCAGATACTATTAGTTTATCTAATAGAATTAATAATAAATTAAGTCTTGCAGATACAGCTAGTATGTTATTACCATATCTAAAGTTAGCAGATACTACATCAATGTTAGCTCCTTACTTTAGAGATAATGATACAACTATGCTAAATCTTATTACAAGATTCAATTCAAAATTAAATACTACAGATACAGTATCACTTTCAAACAGAATAAATCTAAAATTTAATAAATCAGATACAATAAGTCTTTCAAATAGAATAGATATTAAATTAAACGCAAGTGATACTGTATCGTTATCTAATAGAATAAATGCTAGATTAAATATTTCTGATACTACAAATATGTTAGCTCCTTATTTAAGAGAAGCTGATACTACATCATTATCTAATAGAATAAATACTAAAATAGATACTATTTATGTTAATTATCAAACTAATGTAGATGTTATAACAAATAAAGATACAATAAATATAAATCCACAATTAACAGAAGGATTTGGTATTAATATTATATCAAATTCTATTAATATAGATTCAGCTGTAATATTAGCAACACAACAAAAGCAAATAGCTTATGTAAAGAATATGTCTGGAGTTACTATATACAAAGGTCAAGCTGTATATAGTTCAGGTTCTAGTGGTGGTAATAAATTAGTAACATTAGCATCATCTTCTACAGAACAAGCAAGTTCTAAAACATTTGGTGTTGTAGAATCAGATTCAATTCCTCATGGTGGTCATGGATATATTATAACATTTGGATTATTGAGTGGAATTAATACTAATGTTCTTGCTGAAGGTTTATACTGTATATTTATCTAATACTCCAGGACAACTTACAACAACTAAACCACAAGCACCATTACACATGGTAGTTATAGGTGTATGTATTAGACAACAACAAAACAATGGTTCTATATTTGTAAAAATACAGAATGGATTTGAGTTTGATGAATTACATGATGTAAGAATAACAACTCCAGTAGATAAATCATCTGTATATTATAATTTATCTGAAAACTTATGGAGAGATACTACAGCTGCATTACTCGTAAGTGATACAGCTACTATGTTAAATCCTTATCTTAGAAAGTTAGATACAATAACATTATCTAATAGAATAAACTTAAAGTTTAATACAGCTGATACATCTATACTTGGTTATGTTACAACTTATAGTAATCAACTAAATATTAATGGTAATAAAACATTTAATAATACAGTAAGTGTAGATTCATTAAATGCTACTAAACAAGCTAAGATACAATCATTAACAGTTGGTAAGGGTGGTTATACTATAACTGGTGGTACTCCTGGAGCTATATCTAGTACAGCATTTGGTTTTGAAGCATTAAAAAATAATACTTCAGGTGATTGGAATACTGCTATAGGTTATCAAACATTATTTAGTAATACTACAGCGTGGAATAATGTAGCTATTGGAAATAATTCTTTAAA